TTTGGCCCGTCTGTTTGAGACAGCGGTTCAGGGTGCTGTGACGGTCAACGACTTCTTGAAGGATGTCGTGCTGGAGCAGGTCGGTGAGCATCGGGATGGCAACCCGCAGACCGCTGGTTTGTCGGAGGATGCGGTGCGTGAAATCGTGCGCACGGAGATCCGTCACGCTCTGGCCGACGCCTCAAGCGGCGTGCGGGAACGGCAGTTGGCTGCACCCACCGCCTGAAATCAAGTAGAGTAAACATAACAAAGGAGAAGAGCATGGAAGTATTTGACACTCACGAGGGACACAACTTCCTCACCAAGGGCAAGGTTGAGCATCCGTTGGATGCCCATGTTGTCATGGAGGAGGCTGGTGCCCTGTTTGATGTGGCTTACCCCGCATCGGCGTATGAACTGGAGTACCAGCGTTCGTCCCACCACACCCCCCGGGTTCAGGAAGGCGCCAACGCTGGTACTCCGCTACACAAGTATGTGATTCGCACCGACACGAACGATGTGTTGGGGCTGCACTCGCATAAGTATGCGGAGACTGAGGGGTACCGTTACATCGCTGACATGGCGGAGGAACTGTTCCCGCAGAAGACCACATCCTGCACGGTGTTTGGTGTAGGGGAGAAGATTGCGGTAACGCAGGAACTCGTCGCACCGGTGGACTTGGGGGACGGTGATGTCATCCAACCCCAGATCTGTTGGATCACCTCGTACAATGGGGTGTGGGCTACGTCGGTCTACGATCTGACGGAACGGTTGTTCTGTCAGAACCAGTTGATTGGCAAGCCTCTGGTGAAGGTGAAGCACACCAAGAACCATGACAGCCTGTTGGAGATGCGGGTACGTATCCTTGAGGGGTCGATTGCTAGGGCTGAGGCTTTGGCAAGTATGGCCCGGGTTCTCAAGGATCAGGAGTACACGGATGCGCAGTTCCACCTGTTGACGGAGCAGGTGTTGCCGATTGCGGACGATCTGACTGATCGTCAGCGTAGCAACGTGTATGATCGGCGTTCGTACTGCAATACGGCGTGGAATGCGGAGCGCGTTGAGTTCGGTGCCGGTAACCGTTGGATGGCATACAATGCTGTTCAGGGCGCTGAGCAGCACAGGATCAATGGGCGTGCCCGAGGCGGATCGTATGATCCGATGAAGGCGATGGAGAAGGCCATTGACAACAAGACCCCGTTGGCAGAGCAGGCAATGGCCCTGCTGACGGTCTAAACCAAACAAGAAAAGGAGAATGTTCCATGTATGTATGGACCCGAGGAGAGATAGCCGAGGCATTCGGCGTGAGCGTAGGCACCGTGTCCTATTGGACCAAGGTGTGGGGTTCCGAAACGGACCACCCATTCCCCGAACCAATAGCGGTACTGGCCCTGCCTAGGAAGCGACACCAGCAGGTGTTCGACCCGGGAACGATGCAGGTGTGGTGGGCTGACCTGCCAGAAGCCAAGCATCGAAGGATGTCGAAGGCGCAGACTGGGGTGCGCAGGCCCCGAACCGCCCCGACAAGGGCAGCCACGCAGACGATGGAAGAATCCATCAGGGAACTGGAAGCATCTATGGAGTCGTTGGTTGAAACGATCAACGAACTAGAGGTCCTGCGAGCAAAGGTGCGACATGGCTGATACTCCCCGAGTGGGAGAGATGATCGTCTACTGCACGTTCTCAGGTATGAGGCGTGCGGTAGAGGTCACCGCTGTGCATGAGGTTGTCAAGAATGGTCGCCCCGGCTTTGACGGGGTGGACACGAGCGGCAACTCGTGCTGGGGGTACAACGATCAGATCATCCCCGAAGAAGAAGCGTACGTTTGGATACTGAAGGCGAACGCACCATGAGTATCATTACGATACGAACTCAGTGTCGTGGTTGTCCACGGATAACCCGAACCGACGTAGACGAGGACAAACTACTGGAGTTCCAGCATCGTATGGATTCGGTTCAAGCCTTGTTTCCAGACCATGACGCAAATGACCGTGAGGCAATCATGGGTTACCGCGGCGGGTACTATCTGTGCCCCAAGTGTTGGCCGGATGAACAGCCACCGGAAGACGAGGTGGAAGAGTGACAAAGAGGGACCGTGTTGTGGTGCCCGCCTTCTGCGCTGAATGCGGTACGGTCACCGCCGTTCCCGCTGGGCGTGAGCAGTTGGGAAAGTACCTGCTGGATCAGCAAACCGTGCAGGTCCTGTTCTACTCCATGACAACGGAAGAACAGCGAGTCGTTCAAGGGTTCCGCGACGGAGCCTACTTGTGCGGGGACTGCTGGAACGACTTCACCGAGGAGGTGGACGAGTGAGCATCACGCCGACCGGTCCTGAACAGACCATCACACGCAAACAACTGCTCGCTCATCGTGACGCCGAAGCGAAACGGCTGCGCGAGGAGTGGGCAAAGGAGAAAGAGAATGCAAATGATAAGCCTACAGGCTAGTGGGGCGGTGCCCCTCGTATGGCATGTTGCCGAAGGCTACGGTGATGGGCTACGACCGTTCATTGGACGGGTACTGGCCCACCTGTCAGGTCCAAGATGGAGCCACCCATACGTCGTTTGGAACATGGCCTCAGATGACGGGGTATCGTTTCGGTGTGAGCGCGGCGACTACTGTGATACAATCGGACAAGCCGAAGAAATCTTTGCCCAAAGGGCACAGACCGTCCCCCGAAGGGGCGGAGTAACCAACCAAGGAGAAAATGAGAATGGCTAAGATACTGGAAGCACTACCCCCGCAGATCCGCAAGGGAAAGGCGGAGCAGTACCCGTGGGCTGACTGGTTTGACGGTCAGGCGCGGCTACTGGAAAGTGGCATCGACTATGATGCCGAGACTATCAGCATGAAGTCTTGCGCTTACGCTGCTGCACGGCGGCATGGCGTGAAGATTGCGTTGCGGACAGTCGGTGACGATCTGGCTCTACAGTCTCTGTAGAACGGATCTGACACAGGTCGTGTGGGGTCGGGGTACCCTCCTTTCGCCCCGGCCCCACACACACTGAGAGGAGATACATGGCAAGCAACGAAGAACTACAGGCAGAGGTGGCCGAACTGAAAACCGCTGTCAGCGCGATGTTCGGGATGCTCAAACATCTCACCGTCGAAATCGGTGATTTCTCACATACTTTGTCCGAAGTCGGCACCCAGTTTATGACAAGAATGGGTTTCATTTGGGAGTCTTTAGGCGGCAAAGTTTCTGAAGAAAACGCCCCGCAATCCGACGAAGAACCAGTTGAGGATCCGGGCGGCGAAGTGATTCAGTTCAAGCCCCGCGACAGCGAGGAGCCCGCCGACGCCTGACCCGGCTGTAGCAGCCCATGGCATGGCATGGTGTATTTAGGCTAGTACATGCCATGCCATGCCATGGGGGCATCCACCACCCACGACCACCGACCTGCTAGGATTGAATCATGCAACCAACTGACGACCGAATCGTTCTACGCCAATCATGGCTGGGAGAACTGGCAATGTGCCCCGAAAGGGCACGCCAGTCAATGCTTGGGATAAGCCAAGACACCCAGTCCACCTCCACCATGCTGGGGACCGCCGTCCACTACGGCATCGAACAATGTTTGACCGAAGTCATGGAAACCGGGAAACCTCTAACGAGGGCCAAGACCGTTTCCATGGCGACGAAGTTCTGGGATGACCACCGGGACGAGATCGTTCGCTGGAACCACAAGGAGGACGAGCCGGTAGAAATCATCAAGGCCAACGCTGGTGTGTGGTGGGATGAGGTGCGACCCAACGTGCGCCCCACGGCGGTGGAGTGGACGTTTGAGTTGCCGCTGGTGGTGGATCACAAGCCGGAGATATGGCTCAAGGGAACGATTGACTGTGTGCAGGAGTTTCCGCAACCAATCATTGACTGGAAGAACCCGGGGCGTAAGCCATCCTCCGAGTGGGAGAAGAAGCGTTGGTCGGTGCAGGCCGCAGCGTACACTTGGGCGGTAGCATCACAGGCCGACAATGGTCTGAGCGAACCGTTGGGATTCCAGTTCGTGCATCTCGTGAAGGGAACGGTGTATTCAACTCTTGTAGATTTCGGACCTGCGGAGTGGGCCAGTCTGGTTGCGCTGGCTCGCTCTGCGGGTACACTCATAAACGCCGACCTACCGGTGTGGCCCCTCAACATGACGGGCTGGCATTGCGCCCCCAAATGGTGCGGGGCGTGGGCTACGTGCCGCGGTAGGTTTGCGGGACCAGATCCATGGAACCAACTATAGAAAGGTAGACCCATGGTTGCAGCAACAGCAAAGAAAGCAGAAAACAGCATTACGGTATTCCGTAGGCAGGTCATTCAGACGGGGAGTTACGAACCCGCTGAAGCATCCTGTTCGGTGACCATCAGCGTGGACGACGGCACGTCAGAGGAGGAGGTTGCAGACCTGATTACCCGATGGGGATCGGTGCTGGAACTATCCAACTACGAGGCGTTGGGCGTCGGCTACGAGATTGCGGAGGACGGCACCGTGGAGATGCTTGCAAAAAGTATTCCCGGGGCTAGTGCGAGTGGACCCCCAGCCGTGGCCCCGGCCCCGGCTGCACCCCCGGCTCCTGCCGGTGGCGGAGGCGGAAGCCTTGAGGATGTCTGGCGTAACCTGATGGATCACCAGTCAGACTGGTGGGATCCGAACTGGTCCAAGAAGATGGACCCGTCCTCCAACTTCAACAAGAAGGGGCCGGACTACAAGCGCCGGTCCGACGGCAAGGGGCTGTGGTTGACGAAGCAGGACGGGTCGTGTCTGGTACCCGGCTGGTTCGTGTGCCCGTTCACGGGTAAGACTGCTGCCGATCTGGCGTCTATCGGGGCACAGATCAGGACCTGACCGTGGCGACCATCATCCCAAAGGATGAGGTCGCTGCCCGCCTCGCCGCCGCCCAGCAGGGCGACGGTGGGGCGGCAGGCCACCCTCCGCAACCAAACAGGTGGTCGCTGACCACCACAGTCGTAGATGAACTCATCGGGTTCATCCGTAACCCATCGGAACGGTGGTATCTGGGGTTCCCTGAGGTGGACCTCGCCACCCGCGGTATCGGCAAGGGCGAAGTATTGATGGTGGTGGGGCGATCCCACACCGGCAAGTCTCAGATGCTGTTGAACAGCATGGTCACCAATCTGGTGAACGACCCCGAAGCCCACGTCGTGATCTTCTCCATGGATGAGCCGCGTGAACTTGTGGCGATGAAAGTGTTCTGCCTGCTGCAAGGGCGATCCTCCACCGATGTAGAGGAATCAATCAAGGCGGGCGATGAGGCCACGTTGCAGGCCATGCGTGACACCGCCAAGAATGAGATGTCTCGCATCGCCATCGTGGACGAGTCTCTCACGTTGGACATGATGGCTGAAACAATGGACGAGGTGCGGGAGTGGTGGGGATGCAACCCGTCGTTCTGCATGATCGACTATCTGGAACTGCTACCCGGTGGGGAATCTGACGCCACCGGTGTGACCTCCAAGGCTCAGGCGGTGAAGCGTTGGGCGAAGACGCAGCGGGTACCCATCGGGCTGGTGCATCAGGCAGGGCGTGGCGCCTCTTCCCCCGGGTACTCTGCCGGTATCTACGCTGGCCGGTACGGTGGCGAACAGGAAGCAATCTTCGTCATTGAGGTGTACCGGAAGAAGGACCGTCAAACCCTGTCTGACTGGGAGAAACGGTACCACGAGAACAGCATCAATCTGAACGTGTGCAAGAACAAGCGCACGGCACGGATGGTGGACCAGACGTACTATCTGGACCCGGCGTGCGGGCACATACATCCGTACTGGGAGGAGTTGATTCCCGGTGGACAAAGATGAGATAGCCAACAACTTTGCCATACTGTTCCGCGGCGGCAAGGTGGCGTTGGACACCGACGGCGAGTTCCGACCGTGGACAACAGACTCCGGTGGGTTCCAACCAGCAGACGGCAAGGACTGGCTGTCCATAGCGTACGACCACCTGTGGACAGGCCCATCCGTGGGGGTGTACCCGCTGGTGCTGCACGACGAGCAGTTTGAGGTCCACTGGGGGTGCGTGGACTGGGACACGGGGCCGCAGGAATCCATGATCCACGCACGCAACGTGCGAACGGCGCTGGAACAACTGGGTGTCACCGGATGGGTGGAACGGTCACGGTCCAAAGGGTTCCACCTGTGGGTGTTCTTCACCGATGCGGTCCCGGCTGTAGCAGCGCGACGTGGGTTGCTTGCCGTGTGCGATCTTGTTGATGCCCCCACCACCGAAGTAAATCCTAAACAGGTTGAACTGAGTGGACGTGGATGGGGGAACGGGGTTCGCCTCCCGTACGGGCACCTGCGACAGCGAGGCGGTTACAACGAGGTAACAAACCCCGAAGCAACCATCAGCATCGTGCCTGTAACCCGGTTCGTACCCGAAGCAATGGAATCCCGCACCACCCCTGCCGACTGGGAGGCCGTCACAGCCCTGTGGAGGCCCCCTGAGCGCCCC